AGAATTGATTTCAATTAATATATTTGGTAAACTGAAACAGAGGTGATTGGAGTGCAGTTTTATGAAAAACTTGATTTTCTTATGAATATAACGAAAACGAGCAACAGCGCACTGGGGCAAAAAGTTAAACTGGATGCATCCTATGTCAGCCGCCTTCGAAAAGGGCAGCGGGGTGGATTAAAAGATATAACCTTCATAAGGTCCATGGCCGAGTACTTTGCGAGAAACTGCAAAGAGAACTATCAGCGCAAAGCAATAGCCGAGGCGTTAAAAATTAGTACTGCTTTAGACGACAGTTCTGAACTTTCCGCGCATATTGCAAAATGGCTGATTGACGGAAAACAAGACGAAGCAACAGCCGTAGGGAATTTTCTTTCCGGATTTTCAAATTTCAATCCCAGACAGGCAACATCAGAAATATATCAACAGAAGAGCGGAACAGTCGAATACCCGCAAGAAGATATTTCTGTTTACTTTGGTGTGGATGGGAGGCGTCAAGCGGCCGTTTATTTTCTTTCTGAAGTAATTGCGCAAAGTAAGCCTCAGACTTTGCTGTTATTCAGCGACGAGGCAACAGACTGGATGACGGCAGACCGCAACTTTGCATCCAAATGGGCTTCTTTGATGGTGCAGTTACTTTCGAAAGGAAACAGAATAAAAATTATACATACAGTTAGTCGTGACCTGGATGAAATGCTGAACGCGATCCATCAGTGGATGCCACTGTACATGACAGGGCTGATCGAGCCGTATTTCTATCCCAAAAAGAGAGATGGGATATTCAAGCGAACACTTTTCATTTCTCCCGGTGTCTCGGCAGTTATATCGAATTCCATTGGAAGTTCGATTGATCATGCCGCAAATATGCTGATCAGAAATAGGGACATGATTGAATCTTATTCTGAAGAGTTCAAACAGTATCTGAGTCTTTGCAAACCGCTTATGCGAGTTTACACAGCAAAGGACAAAGAGGCATATTTTAAGACCTTAATGGAGTATGAAAAGGAAAAAAGCAATTCCTTCATAAGAACAGAATCGCTTTCTTTGCTGACAATGCCGGATAACGTTGTATCCGGGATAATTGCCCGTATAGGTAATAAAGAAGTTAATTGTAGGGAGCTTCAGGGACATAGAAAGCGGCTTTTCGAAGACAACTTAAAAAGTAATACATATACGGAAATTATTCAGCTTTTTAACGCTGAACAGGTTAAAAGCGGAAAAATAAAAGTTGCTTTTTCAGATATATTACTTGGTGATATGGCCTACTATACCTTGGAGGAATATGTCCTGCATCTTGAACACCTGGTGAATCTTTTGGAAAAACACGAAAACTTTCATATCCATTTAATTAAGGAAGAAGCAGAAATCCAGTATATGGTCTATGCCAGGGAAGAACTCGGTGCAATCGTTGCCAAGACGTCTGTTCCTCCAGTTGTTTTGGCCATTAACGAAGCTAATTTAGCAACTGCCTTTTGGGATTTTCTGCATAATATGATTGGAGATAAGGCTTACCAGCAACCAAACAATTTGGAATCTGCAAAAACGCTAACAGATTACATACAGCGATTAAAGCAAAACGTCAAATAACTTAGTCGTAAATGTAATAATACGATCAAAATGACAATTCAAGTTTATCCCGAATTGGAGGATTCTGTTTGAACCCGGTTATAAAAAGAGGGTGCTAGGTGCGGATGCACGATAGTGCACTTCTTTGCACTTTGCACCCTTGAACTCTTAATAGAAAGCAGCCCGTTTGCCGCGCCGCTCAACGCTTACAAATGGGCTGTCTTATTATTCCTCAATCTCCATCCCGTTCTGGAACCTGAACACCAATGTCCTATCCCTTTTCACCGTGACCGTGTCAATGGTCTTTTGCCACAGCTTTTCGTCAAATTCAACGGGGACGGTGTCCATATCCTTGACCGTGCGGATGAAGGCATCAAAGGCATCCAACCTTTCCAGTCGAAGCGTCCGCTCCTGTTCCAGCGTTTCGACCTTCGCTTTGGCGGCGTCGTACCGTTCCACATAGCCGTTGTAACGGGCAAGGTACTCGTCTTGATTTTGGGTGTTTGCAGCGTTCTCTTCAACGCACTTTCGCGTCAGTTCGGTCACCACATCGATCTCGCGGAGCAGATTTGCAATCTCGGCGTCAATGGCGGAGCAGTCCGTAAACTTGGCCCTGACCAGCTCACAGTTCTCCAAAAGGGCATCCTTACCATCAAGCAGGGTACCAAAAGCGGCGAGGAAGCGGGCTTTGATGGTTTCCTCGTCCAGATGCGGCGTTGTGCATTTGTGATCACCCTTGAACTTGGCATTGCACTGCCAAATCGTGCGGCGGTATTTACTTGTGGAGTTCCAGATCTTTGGACCATAAAACCCGCCGCAGTCGCCGCAGATGATGCGCGAAGCGAATACGCTATTTCCGCTATAGCTGCGCCCCAGAGCCTTGCGACGGGCAAATTCTTTTTGAACGGTATCCCATTCGCCCGGCTGGATGATCGGTTCATGGGAGTGCTCCACCCAGTATTGCGGAATCTCGCCCTCATTCATTTTCATGGTTTTGGTTAGAAAGTCAACTGTAAAACGTTTCTGAAGTTTTGCCGATCCCCTATATTTCTCGTTTGTGAGGATACTCTCAATGGTACTAACCGACCATTTGGTCTTGCCAGCTGGAGTAGGGATACTCTCGGAGGTAAGCTGCTTCGCGATTGCGCAGGCAGTTTTACCATCCATGAAAAGCGCGTAGATGCGTCTGACCAGCGCCGCTTCTTCCTCCACAATCTTGGGGATACCGTCCTGTCCGCGCTCATAACCAAGAAACTGGCTGTACGGCAGGCTGACCTTTCCATCCGAGAACCGTTTCCGTTGACCCCATGTGACGTTCTCAGAAATGGACCGGGACTCTTCCTGCGCCAGCGAGGACATGATGGTGATGAGCAGTTCACCCTTGGAATCCAGCGTGAAAATGTTTTCCTTCTCAAAGTACACTTCCACGCCTTTTTCCTTCAGCTTGCGGACGGTAACAAGGCTGTCCACGGTGTTGCGGGCGAAGCGGCTTACGGATTTGGTGACGATGAGGTCTATCTTTCCAGCGAGGGCGTCCGCTACCATCTGGTTGAAGCCGTCACGCCTTTTCGCGTTCAATCCTGAAAGGCCCTCGTCCGTGTATACCGTCACGAATTCCCATTCAGGGTTCCGCTTGATGTACTGCGTATAATAATCGATCTGCGCCTCGTAGCTGGTGAACTGCTCGTCCTTGTCTGTGGAAACTCGGGCGTACCCGGCAACGCGGCGTTTTCTGACCGAGAGCCCCGGCAGATGCGTGATTGGATTGATCGTCGGCGGGATCACCGTGACCGTCCGCGCTGTTCTTGTCATTTGCTTGCCCTCCTTTGACCTAAAGTCCGCTGCCGAGCCGTTTCCTTCATTTCCGGCGTCCAGCTTTCCGCTCTGGAACGATCTTTCCACACACGCTCGACCGTATGTCCGTCCTTGAATACAAACAGCAAGTGGTTTGGCGCTGGGACCTCAATACGCTCTATCCGCACTGAAAAAATGCCTTCATCAAAAGCGGGAAGTCCCAGCGCGGCGGTGGACTCGGCTATCAGCGCGGATTCTGGAATGCATTTGCCGGAGCAGGCTCGTTTGCCCTTGCTCTGGTAGGTGGAACAATTGTAGCCCCAGCGCCCGTGATTGTTGACCCGCTTATAGTTCTTGCCGCAAAGCGGGCAACGTATCACACCCGTGAACACGCTTCGTTCCTGCGGTTTGTGCCCAGAAACTTCTTCATCCAGCCGCTTTAAAACCTCCTGCGCTTTCTGGAACGTATCGGCGTCTATGATGGCGTCGTGCGTCCCTTCGGCATAGTACATGGGTAAAGCGCCTTGATTCGGTATCAGCTTTTTTTCCAAGTGGTTGTTACGGTATTTTTTCTGCAGAAGTGAATTGCCCGTGTACTTCTCATTGGCAACCATGTCATGTATGCGGGAAGAAGTCCACTCGCCGCCGAATTCCCGGTCAACGCCGCATTCGGTCAAGTCTCTGGCAATGGAACCGAAGGTGTCGCCGTCAGTGACGCGTTGAAATACTTCACGCACGATTGCGGCGTTGTCTGTGTCAATCTCTATTCTATCCCTTGTGATCCGGTAGCCGAACAGGAACCGAAGCTGCATCAGCTCGCCCTGCTCGAAAGCTTTCCGTATACGCCACTTCTGATTCTCGCTGGCCGACAGGCTTTCCTCTTGGGCGTAGGACGCCAGAATGGTCATCATCAGCTCTCCATCGGTGCTTAATGTGTGGATGCGCTGTTCTTCAAAGTACACGTCCACCCCCAGACCTTTCAGTTCGCGAACCGTCTCCAGCAGCGTGACCGTGTTACGGGCAAATCGGGAAATGGATTTTGTAATGACCATATCTACATTCCCAGCGCGGCATTCCTTTAGTAGGCGCTGGAAGCCCGCGCGGTCGTCCTTCGTACCCGTTAGGGCTTCGTCGGCGTACACACCGCAGTAGAGCCAGCCGGGATGCCCTTGGATAAGGTCGGAATAGTAGCTGACCTGCGCCGAAAGCGAATGGAGCATGGCGTCTTTGCCGGAGGAAACCCGAGCGTATGCTGCCACACTCCTCACTTTCGGCTGCGCGGGAACCCGAAACTCGACTCTTGTTACTTCTCGTTCCACTCATATCACCTCCTTGGTATGTGACATGTTCGCTCTGAAACGCGGTAATAGCAAGGCGTTCAGCGATATATAGTGGACGAAGATAAGCCGTATTGTTCCGCGAATATTGTATCGATCTCAGCGTACTCTTTCTCCGAGATAACGCCATTGGTGAGCATACCCCGCATGAGCGACATTGTTGTCTGATAGAGCGCCACGCGCCGGAACAATTCATTTGTCATTCCCGCGCACCTCCTTGCGCCTGGCATCGGCGTAGCAGGCACGGGAGCAGTATTGATGCTTGCCTTTGCGAATGCTGTCAAAGGGCTTGCCGCACCATGCGCAAGTCAGGTGATAGACCTTGCGCTTTACTTGCTCCGGGTGCGCTTTCCACCATGCCATCCGGCAGGCGTCGGAGCAGAACTTTTTCGCTCTCTTATGCGGTGTTTGCTTAATAGTCGCTCCGCACTGCTGACAAATTCCATACTTTCTGACTGGGTGCCTGCGGCAGTAAGACTTAACCGTATTGCTGGGAATGCCCGTCAGTGCAGATATCCGCTTATAGCCCATATCATTATTTCGAAGTTCATTGATTTTTTGGGCTTCATCCCTTGTCATATGGTTGCCTCCAGTCTGAGGACCCCTGTCCTCACTACCCAATGGAGGCAAAAGTACCGTCTGGCCGAAAAATCAAAAAATAATTTGCTCATAACGCTGCCTCCAGTCGCGAAGGCAAGACTTCCTGCCTCCACCTTCCACAGGACAGAAAGGCTGCGTTTGAGCGAAAAAAATTAGGCCCGGCAGGATTTTTTCCCGCCGAGCCTTAAAACGATGTATCAGAGCTTTGCCGCATGGTCGAGCGAAATCCAGCCATTCCGGCCAGACTGATAGGCTTTGAGCAGGCCCCAGCGGGTTGCTCCTGTGCCGCTGGCTTCCTCGACGATGGTGAATACACCCTTGCCCGTATACTTGCCGACAGTGCCGTAATTGGTACCGGGCCCTTTCCGGATGTTCAGGTCGGAAATGACGACCCTGACGCGATAGGGCACATTACCAGACGGCTGCTCCGG